TTGCTGTGCTTCTGGTCCGCCTAAACCTAAGAGGTCTTGCTGAGCGCCTACAGCAGATTGACCGGCTTGTTGGAATGGTTGTAAGTTGCCTTGAGTAATATCAAATTGTCTGCGTTGCTCAGCAACATTTTGGTTTTGCCCTGCAATCTGCGCCTTTGCAGACTTTGAGGCGGCATTTGAACCCATTACGCCGCTTATAATTGACCCGCCGATTATTGCTGCACCTATGCCCATGATAACACCTCATAATAACAATGATTATTTACTGTTTTATATTTATTCATACCAATTTTTTCAGCCATGTTTGAGGCCCTACCTTTAGGGCAATCTGTTATAACCCGCTTTACGCCATGAGAAAACAACCATGTAATTAATTCTTTTGCCAATTCTCTTGATTTAATTATTGAATCTTCACTGCAAACAATATGCGCTTCACAAGTACCTGCTTCAATTATCCAAAACACAAAAACCATTCTCATATTGCCTTGTAAGCAAATCCAAGGCTGAAAAGTTATATATTTAGTAACTAAGCCAATGCTATGCATATTTTTAGGCTGATTAAATATATCAATCGCCTCTTGTTGTGTGCATAACCTGATCATGAAACGCTTACTTCTCTAGCTGTCACTGTAAAAAATATAGAATCTAATGCCGATGATTCAAACCGTAATGAGCCGCCAGCGGGTATAACTTGACTTACAATACCGATGCCTAAATCAGTTTCACCCCATACTACCACTTTAAACGGTCTTTGGGGACTAACTACGCCGCCACTTGATACAATGTATGCTTTATAGCTTGCGTTCACTACAGAGTTATTAGCGGCGGTGAATGCCTCTATAACCATATTCTTATTTGTTGGTGCAGTGTAAGCGGTTTGTATTACATCAACAGCCGCAACGGTAAAGTTATTAGCCACCTGTAAAGTTGTCATTAGTTAACCCTCGCGATACCGCTAGATAAAAGTATATCAGTCGAGTTTGTATTGTTTTCAACAAATATTTCTACATAATCATTGGTTGAAAATGTATTTTGCCAAGGTATTGTAATTGAATCTGGTAAACCTGCTGAGCCTGTACCTCTACTCCGCGAGCCAGCAACAATAGTGCCGTTTATTGCAATATACACTGAAATGGCAATCCCTGTGCTTAACGTGGGCGCAACACTAACTGAAAGTGTGACAGGTAGTCTTGCGTCTTTAACGCCTATATAAGTCAACCGCCCGCCTGTTGTCCCTGTAAATTGACCTGACGGGCCAATTGTCCAAGTACCAGCCGCTAAAACTGGTGTATTAGCTGATGCAATTGTCGAGGCTACTGTATTTCCTTGAATATATAAAAGACCGTCCGATCTACTATCTCTAATAGAATCATTTAGGCTAAATGTAAACTGTGCATCATCTGGCGTTATTTGCTCTAAAGGTGTGCCGCTGCCAGTTAACCTTGTTTTTGTTATTGTTGCTAAACCGCCTACATTTATGTTACCTGAGCTTGGCTCTCCTGACATAAAGAAAGCGCCGGCGGGATAATCCAGCGTTGTTTCGTCTACGCTTATAGAATCAAATGTAGCTGTGCCCAAATCAATAAATGTACCGGCTGCAATGCTACTTAATGCGGGTTGAAATAAGAATGCCTTCCAATCGCCAACTAACAACATACCGTTAGAGGTTGTTGAGCCTGAGAAATTTGTAAATCTTACACTTGAGCCATTACCGCCAAAAGTACCGATTGATGCACCCGCGTAACTTACATCACTTACTCTTAATACATTAGTACCTGAATCAGTAAAGCCATATAAAGGGCTGTTTGGGTGAACAAAATTTATATTTTTAGTGCTACCGCTAACGTTTGTAAATGTGAGAAATGGTAATATTCCTGTGTAGCTTGCTGTAACCACCAATGAGTCAAGACCAGAATAAACAGTATTAGCGCCAAAAACTAATCTATTAGTTGAAAATGCAACATCATCAGCTTGTACGTATAGCGTATTAGCCGCCAAAGTTATAACACCGCCAACCGCAGCCGGTAAATCTGCAATAGTGTTGACTATTACGCGCCTGGTTAGTGTTGCAACTGCGTACAATTCCACAAAGTTTGCATTTGTTTTTGTAAATGCAGAAAATAAACCATCGCCTAGTTTAGCGTTTGCCGCACCTATTATTACTGGTTGAAATGCCATTATGCAATTACCTTATCAGCGGTTATAAAAGTCGAATCTGCTGTGAAACCTGTTGTATCAACTGTGAAATTAGGCAAACCGGCTAATTCTTTTAATATTTGCTGTAGTTGAGGCCCAAAAGGAGCGCCTTTATCAGCATTTATAATAGTGGTTACAGTGTCATTGTTTGACTCTGTTACAAGCTCCATCCAAGTAACAAAGCGCTGAGTTGGGTCGCCTCTATCATTAAAGAAATCTTCGCGGCGCCTTGGGACAATTATAGTAGGCATTATTGTGATCCTAATTCTGGGGTTGCGGCAATTCTTATTAGTGTTGCTTTTACAGGGTCCGTTACTGTAAAGCGTATTGTTCTGCTATTAGGAAAGCGCCCTTGACGGTTCCAAACCGTTTCGTGTCCATACTCACCGATTTTACCAATAGAACGGCTAAACTCTGAAGAGAATGTCCGGCCTCCATCGTCTGAATAATCCATTCTTACAATGGGGTCAGCGCCTTGGCCTAAAGTTAATCCGGTACCTGCTTCAAAGTCTGCTTCTAGCTCACCGGCAAATATTTTAATACCGTCTTGCGATAATGGCTTAAGTGCTGCCTGTCTAAATACTACTTCGCCATACTCAGTATAAACATTATCAACAATCTGACCAATTCTACCGTCTACTGAATCACCACAAAGTAACTTACCATAAGCTTTAACGATTGAGTTAACACGCCAAGCATTGTCTGTCACGCCTGTTTGAAATTCAAACCAAACGCTGAAACCCGCTAATGCTGAAGCTGTGCCATTATATACAAATGTTTTGCTCTGTATGCGCGTGGAATAAAAAGTAAATATAGCAAAGAACTGACCTTTTTTAGCAAAAGTAGTAGTAAACGCGTTGTTTATTTCTTCCTTGTTATATTGCTGAATTGCATTATCAATTACATTAGTTGAAATCTTTACCGCTGATGAACTAGAAGATTGACGCCAAATAGCCGTTAATTCATTTTGACCACCGCCAATAAATAAATAGGTATTATCAAACTTAACAACACCGTACTTAGTGTGCGCACCTTTTTGAGTAAATGCGCCTGGTATAATCTGTAATGGGAAATCAGCGCCGCCAACGTTTCTAAATACTTCTGTTGTTTTTGATCCAATAATAGACAATTCATCGTGATCAACAATTTGCGTTACTATTCTGTCTGGGTCTCCTTCAGCGCTGCCAAAGTCTAAAGCGTCAAATGTTAGCGGTGAATTTAAGTTTGATACGAATAGTTGCCTACCGTCTGTAGAAGTGAAAACAAAGAATCCACGATAAAAAGAAACTGAGTCTGATACTTGAAAATCTATGTCAGTTATTTGCGTTAATGTTGATGTATCTAAATCAAATACGAAAGCATCGCCGCCAGGTACAACAATCACAAGCTTACTGCCATTGTCAGCCATAAAAACGCGTCTTGTGCCTGTTATTGTGCCATAACTTGTAACTACGCCTGAAGCGCTAACAGAAACTAATGTGTTACCTAATACAAAGTAGGGCACATCACTCATTTCGCGTGACCCACGACAAACACCGAATGCAGTTGTTGCAAATTGAGTAACGCCGCTAGGTTGCATTAGTATGCGATTGTTTAAAGCCTCACCTTCTGGAACCATTGGAACCCAATTAATACAGCGCTGCGACGACATTGGCGCGCTTTCGCTTTGGTAAAATCCTAATGGAATTGGTAGTGAGACTCTAGGCATTAAAAGTTACTCGTCTTGTTAGGCGGAAAGAATTTTTGCAATAAATCATCACCGGCGCATCTGTTGCCGCTGCCCATTGGAAGCGTGTCAGGATATGCAATATTACTTAAATCTGTAACCGATGCCATTAATACGTCTAGCGTTCCGCTTGCTATTGCGGCTAAGGCTGGCCCTACAACCTTTTGATAAGATGGGGCAAGCCGTATCGCTAAATTATATTTAACGCAGCCTATGGCGTTTCTATCAACGTTGATTAAGTCGTCACCGTTAGTCACTTCATTAAAGCTAGATACAATGCCAATATCAGCCCACTCAGTAAGCATATCATTACAGCGTCTAATGCCTGACTGTAATTCATCACCAGTAAGCGCTACTTCAGCGGTTTTAACACCTATCTCTTCAAATGCATCTTGTACAACTTCGCGCATGGTTGGCATGTTAATTCTCGATTAGTTTTTTAACTTGTACACGTAAGGCTCTAATACCTTTACGCCGATCAATATCAACATTAAAATGAGCCAAGGCATATTTTTCTAACTCTTCCTTGTCCATTTCACCAATATTAAGCTCACCGTTTATTCTATCTACTACGCCGG